GTCACTAAGGCGCCCATGAATCCAACCGCGTGCCATTATATACTACTCTCCCCTATTATATCATCTTTGATGAGTCTATCATATACACGAAACCCCTCCCAGCACAAGGCCAGGAGGGGTGACGTTAGTCACTTGCTAGTGAGTGCCCTGCCGATATTCCACAGCGCCTGGAACACCGAGCCGGCCGCCCGCTTGCCCTCCCTACCGGGCGCCAGAAGGTCCCAGATGGCATAGGTGTTGGCCTCGATGTTCTTTAGGTGACTCACGATAGGGCCGTCGTAGCGGCGACCCTCGATGCCGGTGCCGGTCTGGTCGCTGATCTCGCGGAGCCGGTTGCGGATGTCGATGAAAATCTCGCGGTCCTCAGAGGTCATATCAAAATCATCTCCTGAAATGTTATTGTAACGAAGGACTGTGTCCCACTTGTGCAGATAAGGGTGATCGTAGAAGCCGGTGACCCTGACTTCCTGGCCCGTCTGGTCGCCACGCTCCCCGTCAATGTCACCCGTCTCGGCGATCCACGCCTCGCAGATGTCATCACCAGAGACGATCGCCACATGACCATCGGTCAGCAGAATATCACTGTCCTGATAGTCATAGTCCGCACTGTAGTCAAAAATCTCGAAACCGCCGTACTGCCGCGCCCAGTACACAATGCTGCCTGTCCACGTGGACTGCGGGAACGCTGGGATACCGCAGTAGTCGAAGGCGTAGGAGACCAACTCACTGCAATCGACGTTCCGCGGTGTGGCGCCCCACGGACCATCCTCCCAAACGGTCAGCCGCTCGGGCTGACTGTAGCCGACAGCGTCGTTGTTGGCGACGGCCCTGGCGATGTCACCGGGGGTTGGCATCGCCTGTCTCCTCGTCAGGGACGTTGGCGTCGGCGAGTGCGAGCACCGCTGTGATGACGGGCAGGACCGCGGTCACAACCTCCTGCTTGGCAATGCCGAGGACGGTGGCCAGCGAGGCGACCGCAATGCAGATACGGTAAATGTACTTGCGTGTCTTAATGTTCATTTCATCTCCTTGATTTCTCTTACGTCCGCTTCGATCTTTTCGAGACGCTCCATGACACCGGGGCGGCGCGGCACGCCTGGCCTGGCGTCGATCCCTTTCCAATCATCCAGCAAGTCGTCCATCTTGGATAGTTGCCGGCGGGTCCACGCCGCGAACGTGGCGAGGACTCCGAGAGTGGGAAGCATCCCAATAAGCATATTGACGTCAATAATAATACTGTGATTCATTTCATGAACAATTCTGCGAACATTTCTCGCGTTTCTGGGCCGTCGAAAAAACACCTCCCTTGCCTGTATACCCGTTTCAGGGTCTGCGGCGCCCGATCCCGGTGAGTGACAAAAACCTCACCGGGGCGCAGGTCGTGACACATGGAGAACTTCAGTTGGTTGCCCTTCGGTAGTTTTTTCTGACAGAACACCCTCATTCCGTCCTTCCATACGGAGAAAGACCCGTATTTAGTCCTGTATGTGCACATGTACCGGGCAGTCCCCGTCTTCCCCATGACGAGCCAGGGCGTGTCGTCTTTGAATTCATTCTCAATGGAATAATCGGCATATTCACTGTTGTACTTGGAAATGAATTTACCGAATCGCGTGTTCCGCACCTCGCGTCCGAAGCGCTCAGAATCAACGAACTCAATGGCGACAAAGCCTTCGCCGAAGCGCTTTATTTTCTTCGACGGCGAGATTTTCCATTCAATGAAATATGGGTTCATGATGGAGATTGCATTGCTCAGCATGAGAACGCGCACTCGGTCGTCATACCGATCCACAGTGCTGTAGAAATCCAAGAATGTGCGTACCTCGTTACTGAGGTAATGGTGCGTGCCCGTCTCAATGATGAACTCGTCGAAAATGATCGTCGTCACGTCGGGGAATGCAATCGACTTGGCGCTCGCAGACACACTCAGCGCTTGAAAGTATCCCATGGTGAGCCAGGGGTCTTTTTCGTCGGGGAGCGGCCCACGGTACTGCGCCTCCGCACCGTGCACCCTGAACTCATACTCAGGGAACTCATGGGCGATGTCCGCGAAAAAGGTTTTGCACCCCTTGAGTTCGGGCTTGTAGCGGCGCAGGTAGACGAATTGTTCACCTTTCTCCAATGCATTCCGGATGACCATGCGCTTAGCCCCGTACGTTTTGCCCAGGCCACGAGCCCCCATCACCATATTGATGACAGCATTATACGACAAGATTCTGTCGAATGAATAGTATGAGAATTTTTTCTTCTTAGACATACCGTCTTAACTCCCAACTACATCCCGCGAACATGGACAACGACCCGCTATTAGGTTCCGGGTGACCGTCCGGTCCCCGCGCTCCAATACTTTCCCAGCCGCCGTCACCTCCAGTGCAATACTCGATATGACCACCCCCAGAATACCATCGGCACACAACCAGATCACCCTCACGCACTTGATCAGCTGCATCGAACGAGCCGCCGCCCGACGCGACAACCCATCCTGTGCTGCTACCATAGATTTCTGCGGTCCCGCCGGGGCCGATATCGATGTTGCAGCACGTCATGTATAGCCACCAACAGAACCCTGAACAGTCCGTGACACCGGTCTGGTCCGGGTGCAGGCGAGCGTTATACCACTGGTGGTATTCGAACTTGCCGATCGAATCCCACGCGAGTTTGGTCATTGCCTTAATGCCCTCACCCACTGGGCCGCCCGGTGCAGCCCCATTATTCTGCGCCGACTCACTAGCCTTGTCCTGCCCTTTAGCAGAAGCTTTCCAATAACCAGTGCCAACACTATAGCATCGAGCGAAAGATCCGTCATTGCACTTGACTCGTAGGGTGCCATCACCCATGTCCTCGACACTTTTTATTTTCTTCGCATCAGCCGCCTTGTCCGCCGCAGCATTACCCGAATGATCCTGCGAATCACCGGGATTCAATGTAATCCCATTGGTCTCCAGCCTGGAAATCATGTCATAGGCGACCTCGTACCTCTGCCCGACTGCGTACCACTCACCCTCGTATTTGATGGCGGCAGCCATGTCATCCAGCGACGCCGGGTGCGGGCAGGCATTAACAAGGCGCTTCAGGATTTTCGCGTAGTTACCCCAGCGGTGCATGACGACAATGAGCAGCATTGCCGCTTCCGTTTCGTTCTCGGTGTCCAATCCGAGTTCTTGGCACCTAGGAATGTAGTCATTGTTCAGGTCGTCCAGCATCTGACTGTTCTGAATCTTATGCCCAGTCTCAGAATCCAGGGCACCCGACAGTGCGGCACGGTCGGACCCGTTCAGATACGAGTACTGCCGCGAACCGATCGTCCACGAATCGCGACCTTCGGCCAGCCACCCATCTACTGTTCCACCGAAAGAAGTGCCCGCCGGAAAACGCTTCAACAGGTCGTAGGCGCGCCCCTGAGTCCACTGCCCGATACCCAGGGACAGTGTATCCGGCGCACTGATGATCCCATAATCGTTGCCCGCTTCCACAGTGGCGAGAACGGCGATAATGCACGCCTTATGTGTGTCGTCGAATGCCATAAGCATAGTATAGCGCCCCGCAGACGCTTCTGCGGGGCGCTATATTACACTACCTCAGTGCAGTTCAAGGAACGTGTTGTCCAGGAACACCCTAGTGTCCTTATCATTCGGGCCGAGGAAACACAACGAGAACACATAGTCACCGCCGCCCTCGTCAGCATGGAAGAAGCCGTCCACCGTCGAATAAATGTAGGCCCCGTTGAACGCGCCCGGCACCGCCGCATTGAACCGGTACTCGGCGACGCCGCTCGGCCCCTGGCACTTAATACCCCAGTGCAGGTCGTGCACGGCACGCGAATTGTGGTGAATCTGCGCGTGGCACTGAATCACGTCGTTCGGGTCAAGATGAATCGACCCGCTGAACACGACCGTATTCTGCTCCTGAGAACCCCGAACAGTCCTCTCCCCGGTACCGGACTTCAGTTTCTTGTACCGGGTGCGCACCGTCTTAGCACTATCACCGGCCGCCTTGGCTTCGTTGATCTGAGAGGACAGCGACTGCACGGTCTCCAGCGCCGACGACGCACTCGCGCTGGCCCCGTTGGCCTGCTGCGCAGCGGCGTTAGCCTTACCGGTCGCGTCGGTCGCCTGCGCGAGTGCGTTCGCAGCATTGGTGGATGCCTCGCGGGCTGCCGCAGCCGTCGTATCCGCCACGTTGGCCGCCGACGTGGCTTTCTCAAGCGCCCTACTGCTCTCACCCTTAGCGTTGGAGGCGACGGCGAGCGCGGACTGCGCGCTCTCCTTGGCGACATGGGTGTTCTCGGCAGCATCGTTAGCGGCAGTGAGGGCCGACGTCGCGTCCCGGGACGCAGTGCGCGCCTGCGTGAGAGCCGAACCGAGGTTCTCGTCGATCTTGTTCATGGCACCGTTCAGGTCGCCGAGAACACTGAAATGGTCGGATGCCACATAGAGCGGCAACTGGAAATTGTTCGTCTTGTTGGTGGCGGGCATTAGTTAACTCTCCTATTCTGAATATCCTGCATGGAAAGAGACTCAATCTGCTGGGCGGTATGGGAAATAATGCCTGTGCCGGTGGACACGTACTCCATGAGACTGAGAATGGCGTCCTGCGGTGAGCAGTACTTGCCCGTGACCGGCGAGAACATCCACGTGCCGAAGTGTGTGAGGAAGTTCTTGCCCTCAGTCTCCAGTTCACTGATGCTGACCGGCCAACTGTCGATGTCGCCGGCAGTACACCCCATGCGAGACAGGTCGTCAGCGAGAAGACCGTGCACAGTATACCGGTTGTGCAGGTCGGATATAAGCTTACTAATTTCGCAGGTCTCGCCCGTCAGCCAATTGAAAACTTTGAAGTTATCATTTTTGAACTGACGCTTGGTCCACTGAGTCAGCGTCTCCTGAAAACGCTTGAACTCCTCGTCATACTTCCGCACCGACTCGGCGATCTGCTCCCGCAACTGTTCGGGCAGCGCATGGTACTGCTCGAGTTCCTTGCGGACGTCGCCGAGGAGGCGCGTTACGCGCATATTATAGTCGGCGGCCAAGTTCTCCAGATTGTTGGAGAGGTTGTCGCGCAGCCCATTGTTGACCCACTTACGCAACTCCTCCAGTATCTGGAGATACGTATAGCCGTCACGGTACGTGAAGGGGACGGTATTAGTAAGTCGATAATCCGGTGGAACTAAAAGATAATCGCCATCTTTAACGATATCATTAGGGTTGTAGGGTTCAGTACCAGAGCCCATAGGTGGCCCTCCTCCCCGTAAGAGAGTCATTGCTGCTTCTCACACTCATGAACAACTCCTGGAGTTCGGTGATCACCATCATATCAACGTTCGTGAACGTTTCCCGCCATGCTGCAATCAACTGCGGCGCGTGACCAGTATAGCCCCACGAACGTGACTCCTGAGACCCGCGCTGCGACGATTCACCGGACTGCGATGAGTCACCACTCGTCTCACCGCGCACGTCGTTCGTCCCATCGGAGTTGCTTACGTTGTCGTTGGCGGCAGTTGCGTAATCACCCTCACCCGAAAGCCGGACCTGTGGAGTCTCGGACTGCACAGTTCGCGCACTGGCTTTCGTCGCCGACACGGTGCTCGTCGTCTGCTTGGCGGCCTGGGACTGTTTTCCAGAGGAGCGCCCGCTGGATTCCTGGTCGCCTTTGGAGTGCATATCCTGGGTGAGGAGGGGGTCGATGTTGACGAGTTCAGCCTCGTACCACTTATTGTAGTAGGGCATGATCTCGTTCATCTTCGTGCGGAGTTGCCGCACGAACATGTCAACCGACTCCAAGCCGATTTCATTATAATAATAGTGATCGATGATTTTCTGATTCAGGAAATCGCGATACTGTTCGTCGAAGATTGGATAACTTTCCAGCCCGATATTCCCCACACCCTGACGCGCGATCACCTCGCGCAACTCTATTGTGTAGTCAGCCATTCTTATGCATCTCCTCCAAGTCGGTGCTGCCGAGCCCCGGGTTCTGGTCGGCGAGCCCGCCGGCGACAGCGCCCAGCACAGCATTCTCCGCGGTCGTCACCTCATCGAGATTCCACTCGCACATGACCTCCAGCCCGTACATCTTGTTGATCCGCTCACACGCCCGCTGTCTTTCGTTCAGTGCGACGGCGCGCATAGCGAGCACTTGCCCGGACGCGCCGGACGCCTCCTCGACGACCATCCGCTCGCGCTTCTCGGAGTTCACGTTCATGATACCCAGCAGAGTGAGCGTCTCATTCCAGGTGCGAACCTTCGCGTCCATGACGTCTTTGATCTGATTGGGTTTATACCCGATATCGAAAAGCGAAACTTTTTCCGCCATGGACTCGGCGCTCAGGGCCTCGGTACCGAAAATAACCGGCTGACCCTCCACAACTTTGTTGAACGCTTGCACCATCGAATTGTATTCGTTATTATTAACAGCGAACACGAATGGATGGCGCGCTGACAACATGTTGATCTCAAGCGTCCGGTCCAATGCAGCAAGGCGCTGGGAGTACATGCTGATGATATCCCAATCCGGGATACGGGTCTGGTTCGCCCAGATGGGAACACACTCGCTTCCGGAGAGTTGCCTGGAGAAAACTTGGTTCCCGTACACCGTGTAGCCAGTCGGATTGTCATACATGTTGACCTCGCCGAGCCCTGTGGCTCGCAGGGTCATGAAGCGCTGGAATTCCTCGTCAAAATAAAACACAGCGAGCGCGTCGCGCATGAGTGTCATCTCCAGGAACCGCAAATCCACAGTATCCGGCATACCAACCCACTTGAAGCGATTGGAGATCATCTCAATGAGGATGCGCTCATACATCGCGATCAACTGCGTCTCGCGAGTCTGAACGGGATTTAATTTGTAGCCAGCACTCTGCCCTTCATTGAAAGGACGGTAGACCTTACTGGCCACCCAGTCTGTTTGTTTGTTAACATCAGGTGAAGTCAAGGTGAATCCCCTTCAGCGGCTCGTTGTCCCCGATAAGGGCGCTACCGATAGTGAAAGTCTTGTGCCACACGGTGACACCCTTTTCAAATATACCACGGATGGACTGTTTGAACCCCTCCGGGCACGTCGCAGACCTAATATACGTCTCTTTCATCTGCCAGTACGTGAAATTCTCCATGCATCGAAAGTTCTTCGGGGGACGATTGAACACGTTCATGGCATAGCCATACCTGAGCCAGAACTCCCCAATGCGCACCATCGTGCCCACATCGATGAGTTTCTGCCGTAGCACAATCTGCCACCCCTCTGCCGACAGCATGAACGCATCCCCGCCGGTCTGTCCTGACGTCGTGGGGGCGATCACGTCACTGTCCTGAATCTTCGCGTTGATGCCGGCAATTGCGTTGGCGTAGTCCCCATTGGCGGCGAATTTCGCCATTTGAAGGTTGCTGTCCGCAAAATAGCGACCATAAGAATTTTTCAGGTTCGTCATCGCACTGGCCTGCTCGGCCCGCATACGATTATTCTCCAAGGCGGTCCCGTACTCATTCCCCATATTGTAGCCCTGAGTGAGCGCATTAATAGCGCCGCCGAGAATATTACCGCCCAGGGCGCTCGCAACGCCGGAACCAATGGCGTTCACACCACTCCGCATGAATTGCTGGTTGGCGTTGTACTGTGCCATCTGTGTATTATAGGCGTTCCCAAGGTTCGTCATGTCGGTACCCTGTTGCATGGACGCCTGGGCCTGAGCGAACTGGGTGGACGCGCCGCGCAAGGCTTTTTGCTGCCCCCACTCGGCGGATTGCCGCTGGTAGGCGATTTGATGCGCGTTGGACGCTGTGTACATAAGATAAGAGTTATTGGTGAGTGTGAAGGTGGGGAAGTTCGCGAACCCTGTCATCACGTCGAAATGCTCGGACCTCCCGTTCCAGTAGTCTGTGACCCCGAACGAGGAGGCGTTCAAGTTATTCACCGTGAACATGATTCTCGGGTTCGGCGGCACGATGTGCGCCCACTGGGTCACGTTGAATTTCCAGTCCACGATCGATTCGGGGCGAATCATGAGCGGCGTCCCCGTGAACGTTGTCAGTTCGAACCACATGTACGGGGCCGTGTAGAACTTCCACAAGTGCTTGTATCGGTCCGGAATGTGCGTGTCGGTCCGGAACGGGGCCGCGAGTTCGATCGTCTTGTTGTTTTGGAACGCGTCCCCGAAACCCTTTTTGGCAACGAAGACGTCGGCGTTCACGGCGCTTTTGCCATCGTGCGGGACGTCGGGTAGTTTCGTCTTCCGCCCCTCGAGTTTATCCCAGTCGATAACGCCATTGGGGATGGCGGTAATACTCACGATCCCCTGCGCCACCCATGGAGCATAAGATAGTGCTTCCGCCATCGTTGTGAACGCATCCACAGGCATGACGTACACGGCACACCCGTTCGGTAGGCCTTCAGCAATGCTGCCTTTCGCCGTGGTGAATTTCGGGTCATCCGCGCTGCCGTAGTCCTCTTCCAGATCGACAGTGCTGGTCACGACGACGTCATAGTTCGCTGTGTCGTACTCCTGCCCCTCCTCGGGAACCGGCGTTGCGGCGACAAATTCCCGCCATACGTCGCCGACAATGTACTCGGCCCCCGTGTCGAGGCCTTCGGGGGCGGTGAGGTAGCGACGACCGTTGTCGGTCCAGGCCTCTTCGGCGGCGATGCCGAGGTGGGAGCGCTCGACGTAGCAGCGGGTGATCTCCCACTCGTGCATGTATGACTGCCAGACGTCGAGTTGAACGGTGATCTCGGTGGTGTTGGGGGCCACATATTCTACTGACGTAATGAAGTAATAGAATGTATTCCGCGAATTAACATGGTCCTCATTATTCCGGGCAATCAAGTAGTTGTATGTGTTCGCTTTGGAAAATGGTACATCAATACGAATCGGGCGGCCCTGAGCACAATACGTCAGACCGTGAATCTGCGTCCACGTGGAATGCTTCTTGTGACCATGAACGATCGCCTCGAACGATTCGTCATAGTTGTCCCACCATACGACATCGCGGTAGGTGGCGTCCCACGGAACATTACAGAGATAAACGTCAGTGTTCGGTGTCCAAATGGAATAATCGAAATTAAGGCCAAAATCGCCGATGTCTTTCGGTGGGCGGGTAATAGCGTTCATAGGAAAATGATACACCACGACCCCGGGGCGAAGAACGGTGGCAAGAACTCCCCGGGGCCGCGGCTGATTCCCAACCCACACCCGATCCATCCCTTGATCGGAGGCTGAACCAGCATAGCACGAAGGGAGAAGCCGCCGCAATCGAACATACGTACTATACCGCTAGTCTGTGGAGAAAATCCGGCACACTCCAACTCCAACGTTTTAGTTGGAATTGGGGTAGTTCAAGGCCCCCTCCCGGTAGGGGAGAGGGCCCAGAACAGCGACCCAGCTTACTTCTTAGGCCAGACCTTCGGCGCCGGATCAATCTCCAGCGACCACGAGAACGCACCGCCGGCCTTAGCCGGGTCCGCGTTCGTCTTCAGCGCACCGCCACCAACAATCCGACCAGAGATCGTCACAGAGGTAGCCGTCTCATCCGAAGCGATCACGAACACGCCATCGTTGTAGACGCGCGTCCGCGGGCTCTTGTTGCCCGACATAGAAAAGTCAACCGGGATTTCCGCATCCGACGGCAAGTCCGTACCAGCGATCGTGTAGGTAAGGTACCCATTCTCACCCGGCTTCATCTTGTCAGTGGAACTGACAGGGCGGCCGTCCGCGTGGCGGAAAGCATCCGGCTTGAGTTCGAGGTTCTTAGGTGTCACGATGTTCACCTTCTCGTCGTCAGCCCCCGTCCAGAACAGAACGGCGGGCACGAACAGAGACGCGCTAATAACCTCCCAGTGGTGCAGGAAATAATTCTGCCCCAGGGACACAGGGTTCGGCTGGCTCGTGTTCTCCAGCAGATTGTCGGCAATGACGAAGAAGTCCTTCGTCGTGAGGATCGCCTGGGCCCCGTCGATGTTGATGCGAGACTTAGGCACAGAGATGATCTGCGCCTCCATCTGCTGCTTGTCCAGGTTGAACGCAGCGGCCCACGTGGACACGTTAATGTTGGCAATGACCTCAGGAGTCGTGATGAGAATGAGGTCCTCGGGCCTGGCCCACACGGGCATCTTCCCCGCGTTATACTTAGTGTCCAGGAACCTGAGGTTGCCAGCACACGCCTGAACCTTCTTAATGAACGTCTCCCCGTCCGCCTTAGTCGCACCGAGGCTCTGAAGATCAGGTACCTTAGTGTGCCAGAAACCACCGCCATCCTGATACTCGCGCAGCAGGCTCATGGTGAGGAGGAACTCATCCCACGAGTCAGACGTGGCAGGCATCTGAAGGATTTGGTTCAGATAGGTCTGGAGGCCGGAGTCATCCAGAAAAGCGCGCCTCAGCTGATCCCTGTTGACGGTGATCTTGTAGAACTCCTGCCTGTTGACCGTGTGGAACTGCGAAGCGACGTCGGGCTTCTCAGTCCCGAAGATCGCTTTCTCACCGTACTCGCGGTCGGGGGAGTAACTGTAGGCGCGCAGGAGGCCAGCCTGAACTTCCTCGATCGTGTCACCGAACTGGAGGGAGTTGCGCTTGAAGGGGGCGAGCGGGTTCTTCCAGGAGATGTCCCGTGTAATATACGAGCCAACCCTGTTGATCAAGGCGTCAGTGAACTCATTCCAGGCGGGCGTGTACTGCATGAGACCACGAACAGTCTCGGTAACGTTTGCCTTGGTCACATCCGGGATGCGCCGCTGGTAATCGTACGACGCATCATTGCGGATGCGATTCATGATCTCAACGTTGTCGAAGGGGCGGACGCCCCCGAGGTTCCTAGGCATTACTTGCCCTCCTTATTGGCGAAGAACGCGTCAATACTACCATCATCGTCACCCGGCCCGTTCACAGCAGCAGACGAGTCGTCATTCCCGTGCTCATCATTCTTGAGTCCGATCTGCGTCATAAGATCATACGACTTGGACTTGAGGTCAGAAATCTGGTCCTTAAATCCGGTGTTCTCATCGGTCAGACTCTTGATCTTCTCCGAAGCAGCATCAAAATTACCCTGAAGAGAATCATAGGCCCCGCGAAGATCATCATAGATACCCTCAGGAATCCCCTCCTCACCTGGATTCTGGATTGCGTCAATCATGTTATGAAAATCCATTGCTTCCTCACATAAAGATAGGGTGAGTGCTCATGCACTCACCCTATCATATCACCGGCTTGACGGAGAACGGCTGACGAAGACGGCCAATCTCAAGAACATCGCGCCAGGCGGCTTCACGCCGTAGGCTACCCTCACGCGGCGTCATCCGACTCCGTGGCCGGCGGCTCATACCCCAGTGTCTGCACAGCAGCATACTCAATCAAAGAAGCCAGGAGAGCGGACAGGCTCTTCCGCTCCGCCCAGTGCTTCTCATCGAGGAAAGTGTGCAGGTCAGTGGAGATCGTAGTGGTTACGTTCTTCTTGCCCATGTTAATCAACCTTATATGTAAAATGAGTTTCCCTAAGGACGACGCCCCCAGGAACCTTGTGTGGCACTAGTTTACCATACCACACCTGTTCTGAGAGCAAATCCTCCACTGTGACGTTCGATGCAATAGCCTTCGGCAACCCGGCCACATGAATCTCATCAGTGCCCTCGATCCGCTCCCCATACTGCTTCGCGCGATTGTACACCGCAACTTCGAAGTCGGCCTCGTGCTTCCATGCGCCGAAATCAGTCGGATGTTCTGTGATCCCCACAGCCTCATCCAATATGTGCATAGAGTCGGTGTCAGCATAGCAAAACACATCGTAGTTCTTCTGGCAGGCGCGTATCGTGAAATCTCGGGCCCACGCGGTGATGAAGCACGCCATGGCTGTATAGACGGGGTCACGCTCTTCATGCTCCGCCTTAGTGAGTACCACGTGATCATCCTTTAGCATGGGCCGCTTACCGGTCACAGTACGCCGAGTTCCGAATTTACCGTACAAGGAATTGAGGTACAGTTTAGCGATCGCCCGTACGCCACCCGTTGATTCTTCTTTCACCTTTTTCCATTTATCGGTATAATCATCGAAGATACCCGTCGTTGATTCGAACAAATACACGTAGTGCACATCATGAATCACAAAATTATAGTGATCACAATACAGGGCGAGATCAACCGACGTCATCCCCAGATCAACGTGCTCCGCCTCATGCAAGTACTCGGTACCCACAAACCTCACATTATTCTTTAGCTGAATACACGGCAACATCCCTGGTTTCAACTTAAAACTCACGTTCGCATGCACGATGAACAACCCCGACTCAGGAATATGGTCGTGGCGCTGAGGCATTCCATAGGGGAGGGGACGCATGCGCATCATCGACGGATACAAAGAGTTCACATCATACACGCGCCCCGGACCCACCAACCGCTTAGCATACCGGGGGTTCACGTACGTATACCCGCCACGATACGCCCGACGAATCTCGTCATCCCACTCATCCGGGACGACAGGAAACAATTCCCTGAAACCGCGCTCACCCTGCTTGGACGCCTTAAAGTTCTTCAGCGTATCGCTAGCCACAGTGAGCCCCGCCATCCCCATGTTCGATGCGATCACGAGTGCCCGAGACATGATCTCCACGTCGGTACGCAGGTACGCCCATTCATCATCAGTAGGGGAGTACCCGACAGGGCGCTTCTTCTTGTAGTCAATCTCCCCCTTCTGAATAGGAAGATCGAATGTCTTCGCGATCGCCTTCACCGACATGGGGAGTTTCTTCAGCGAGTCCCGGAACTCGACGCGCGTCTTACCAGCATGCACGATGATTCGGTAAAACTTGCCGAACCCGTCAATCGTCGTCTCAATGCGGTGGGGTACGCTGCGGTCGTCAGTCACCTCATACCCGTCCTTAAGAAGATAATCCAAAATGAACACGCCATCAAAAGCAAGATTGTGGAAGTAGGTAATACTAGGGGAGCGGAGGATGAACCGGATGAACGACTCAATGTCAGTGCCCATGTCGTACTGCTCCAGGTCATAGATGTTCTGCACTCCCCACGCCCAGACCCTACTTCCGACGGCGAGACCGCTTACCCGATCGACGTCGTCCACGCTTTCGAAGTCGGCGCTGTTCAGGCGTGTCTCGATATGCTTCCTCAAGGGACCAACCCTCCACATCTTCCCACAGTGATTGCAGCCGGTCCTCACCCAACTCAGCAAATATGTAGGAGTCGCCGTCTTCTTCATTCTCAGGAAGCGTTCCTAGGTACACCATCCCCAGGGCGTCAGCCAAGTTGGAGTCATGGGTCCACATAAAATACAGCGTCTCGTCATCGAGACTCATGAATTTATCCGGAAGATCGCTGCCCGTATACAGGGACATATTAACGATATTCTGCCTGATGCCCGCGACTTTTTCCTCGAAATCCGCAGGGTTCATCATCTCTCGCAGTTTCTTCTCACGCATCGCGATCGCATCCGGCCTCATGAACTGCGTAGGCTTAGGAAAACCCCCGCGGCGCAAGTTCTCGGTCATCGCCGACCCGTCAAATTTAATACGCTGCCTGAACGTCCTGTCGTACTGGCCGACCGTCATATCAGGGCCCAGCCACGGAGGATTGACCTCCTCATACTTCTTGACGTAAGCCTCCTTCTTGGCGTTCGCACTCTTCACCGCCGTGTAAAGCGAGCGCATCGCCTGAGACGTCACCACGTGCCCTTCATGGTCGCGGTAAAAGCCGACAGTCGGCGTCATGAAACCTTTGAGACGTTCGATGTGGGCGTCCAACTGTTTGCCGGTATAGCGCTTGATGAGACGCTCTGATTTTCTCGGATCATACTTGGTGCCGGTGATATCAATACCATATCGACCAATATTGATATCATGCAAAATGCTCCGCGACCCAAGAGGGTCATATCGCCCCGCTGCAATCTGCTGAATCTTCTTCGACGCCTTGCGCTCCAACCGGAGCGCCTCTGCACGCTTCTCCTCGAGCCCCATGTGAAACCCTCCCCCGCCCTACCGGGCGGGGGAGGGCGGCTAGTGTCTAACCTATCTCACTTGTCCTTGGCGAGCATGAGGCTCATGTACCGGAAGCCCCGGCGGCCCTTACGCTCCACAGGGATGAGCTTCACGGCGCCATCCCAGGTGGACGGCTCGCCCAGGAAAGCGAGGATGTTGCGGACGGCGCCCTGGATTCCCACGGAGACGGAGGCAAGCGCCTTACCGTCGGAGGTGAGCAGGACGACGCGCGTGGCCTCGCCGATCTCGCCGCTCTCCTCGTTGGCGACCTCAACCTTGTGGGCGACGATGTCAACCACGTCGAGAGTCTCGCCGAGGTGGTCTGAGAGGGGTTCCGCGTCATTGACGGCGGTGAAGACCGTCTTCTTAGCCTCGATGTCGGTGCCCTTCACCGTGGTGAAAACGCCGGACGCGTCGAGAGTGTCCTGGAAGTTGACGGTAGTGGAAATGTCGGTGCTCATCATTCTTTCCTTTCTTAGAAGAGCGTGGACTGAAGTGTCTCAGGGTGGGACGCTTCAAGATTAGTATAGAACTTGTTGTCGGGGAATGTCAAGGCGAGAAGATTCTCCACAACATTCATGATAGTGGGGGAGTTCCTCACCATCATCGTTGTCATCAGATCGCCGTTGAACCAGCAATTCGCGTGAGTGTACGGTGACTGGAACTCGACCATGATGCGCATCTCACCGCCGAACGGGTGGCAGGAACCCGACCAGGCTTTACCGACCCGTACGATATTGACAACGATGTCCGCACCTTCTTGGTTACTAATTGTAAATCTCATTTGTCAACCAATCGATCTGGAATGGGCCAAGAATTGAAAGTGTCTGATATATCTTCTTCCTATCGAACGGGGTGCTGATTGTCGCCGTCACCATCGGCGGGGCAGGGGAGGGCTGACCCATCGTCAGAGCCGTCATGGACTCCGTCGCCGTCGCCGTCACCACGTATGTAACCCCATTGTACGGGAAACGGGTCTCCCACTTACCGTCACCCTTAGACTCCCACGTGATGTTGAGCGTGTCACCGTTGTTGATCTGAATGCGATCCTTGTAGACGGCGGTGAGAGAGACTGTCTTGGCGAAGACCAAGAGGCACTGCTTGACGACGTCTTCAAGGTCTTCGTAGCGGACTTTGCGGGGGAGGAGGGTCTGTGTGTCCACGGGCGGGACGATGACGATGTTGTTGTGGTGGAAAGCCACCGAGTAGGTGTCGCCGGCGATGTCCACGTCGGCAACCCACTCTTCGAGGTTGCTGCGACGAGTCGTCATGACACCAGACTTTTGATCCATCGTGACCTTGTAGTCCATTATTTCCTTCCTGACCACCAAATGAGAACGAATGAGGCAGCCACTAGTAGATAGAGGAGGGAAGCATCAACTATTGCTTGCACCGCAACTCAACCATTCCGGAGAAGTAATCGAAGGCGTCTCGCACGTGCTCGCGACTTCTCCAATGAGGTGTCGTAACTGTGCAGAGCGTTCTGGAGTCCACCTCCACAACATACTGTCGTCCCATGATACTGAAGTCCAGGATTCCTTCATGTTTGAAGTGGACTGATTCCGCCAAAGACTCCAGATAATCAAGCAGAACAAAGGAATCGTGTGCAGGATCGCAAACATCGTTCACAGCGCCTCCTCCGCCATATACTGAGCGAACAAGACTTGGTCAGCGAGTTCAACAGCCACCCCATCGGCGTCCTCCGCGGCGTAGTAGATGCCCATATAGGCACCCAGTCGCCTCACAACCGTCGTCCAGTGCTCATCACTCACTGTACCACGGCGAGGGATGCGCAAGGCCCTCAGAATGGCTGGGAACGTGTTCTGGCGAGCGCGGAGTTCGAGTTCAAAATCGTCGCCCACGCCCTTGCCAATGAACACCTCAGCCATGAGCCGATCAATGTTGACGTCTCGGACATTGACGCCCACCACCTCGATGCGATCAATGAGGTAATTCCTCGCGGCCTTATAGGTTTTGAACTTCATGATCGTTCTCCTTTCGACATGTATAAGCCTACTCGATCCCCGGGCCAAGTCAAGTATTAATGGTGTGATGTGAGACACGTGGGGCCATAGCACACTCCACCACAATGAGCCAGGTACTGACAGGGTCGGTACAAAAGGCGGTACAAAACGAATGCGCTCGAAAGATACATAAGTACCCCACATATACCCCATTACACACCACCCCACCAATGTCAACCCCACCCCAGCGAATGTGATGGAAATCCTATCCGTAATTGAGA